CAAGATCATTTCTGAATATTCTGAACTGGAATCTGCTGTATCTGCTTTATATACTTTAGTACGCTGACTAGCCGTTCCGCCAGCAGTCATACAGATTTTGCCATATGCATCTGCTTTGGCTTTTTGGAAAGCCATTGAGTAGTCACCGCTTGCACTAGTACCCGCGGCATAGACTGCTGAATTACTAATTGGTGTAACTATCATCCATTTAGGAGCCTGGTCAATAGCACGTTCGACTTGGCGCTCTTTGTAAGCACGTTCATTGTCTGCACGTTTTTGGTATGGGTCTGTAGTACCACAAGCAGCCAAAGCGGCAACGATAGGTAATAGTAGTAGGGTTTTTTTCATTTAGAATCTCCAGTCATTTTATCTTTAGTCCAGTTGGCGGCACCTGAAATATCGTTGCCCAAACCGGCAACTGTACCACAACCACTTGTACACAGAACTATCGCTAGCATCATTACTATAATAATAGTCCACAAGATATTTTTAATCAAATAGTTCGGATTCATTTTGCCAATTCCTGACTCTGTGTTTTAACAGTCTCAACACCTTTGTCTAACATCTTAGCAATGCCGCTGAATCCAACTGTGGCAAGGATAAGTCCAAAAACTGTGCCTAAAATAAATGACTTCATTTTACAACCTTTCTCTGTGTGTTAATACATGTATAGTATAACATCTCTATTACCACTTGTCAACTACTAGCCATTCATCATTGTCCGTTTGGCACATGACTCCGTTGTATGTCCGCAACTGACGTTCTACGGCGTAATGTTCTTGGAACATACGACATTTAGTTCCGTTATGCATAAACTCTTTTTTAACCGGACTAGGTCGGACTTGGTTAGCCAAAATGATATCGCCAATCTTTATTTTGGACGATACATCACTTCCTTCTCGACAAGTAGTGATAGCTTCGCTTTTAAATTCTCCACCCAAATCTAAAAGCAAGTTTTTACGAGCTCGCTCTTTGGCATAGTAACACAGGCTCTCTTCTTGTTCCAATCCTTTTTCGGTTTCGGTCAAGTGATGTGGAATGCCATCTACAGTAATATCAAAACTAACAGTACATACACCCATGCTGATAGTTTTAGTTAGATGCTCGATTGGTCCGACCTTATGCTCGGTAGCCAATTGGCTAGCTGAGTTTATATTACAATCGGCTAGGGCAGATTGGCTAACAAGCAGAGCTAGTAATAGTATCCGTTTCATGATTTATCACAGCTATAAGCATACCACCAGATAGTGGCTTTCAATCGTGCATTGTAGGCACGATCACTATCATTAAGTTTGTCGGGATCTGCGTCAAAGTTTTTATCACGTTGTATTGCTTTAAGGCGATCTAGCTGAGAACCTGCAAGATTGCAATCAGTGTGATAGTGTACTAGTTCTTCGTAGGTAAGATCAGTAGAGTTTGAGTTACCACACCCTACTAATAATACTGTTAGAATAATTGCAAGGTATTTCAAGATACACTTTCATTTAGACTCACGTTAGTCAAACCTGCTATATTTTGAAACTTATCCCAGGCTATTTTAGCGGCTGGGTTAGACTCTAATTCAATACTAGGTAAAACTGCTTCTAACCAATAGTACGGTTGACGCCTTGGGTTGCCATTTTCAAATTGTCTCGGTTGATGCAACTTGCCACTATCATACAGTCCTTTAGCTACTGTTCTGAATTGGTCTTCATTGTCTTGGTGATCGAACCATTCTGGATTACTCATGGGGCTGCTACCTAGGGCATAACCTTCCCAAATATCTGCCCATTGTTCATCAATGTGTGGATTAAAATTTGTTCGAGCAATTATAACTAAAATATCGTCAAATTCAATGCGTCCTTCAACAATGTCAAGGACACATCGACTAAAGCTCAATCCAATTTTCATTTTTGACTTTCTAGTTCTTGTATACGATTTACTAATTGTACTATCTCTTCTTCTAGTTTGTCAATATGATCGGCCATCTGTAACAACAGATTATTGGTATTTTGGCTAGTTGTACGCAACATATCGCCTACACTGATTGGTTGCTGTTGTTCTTCTACGATTTCAATTTCGTCTGTCATTTAAATCTCCACTGTTATATTTGGGTTCCAGCCTGTACTTTCTACAAAACTGTAAGTTTCGTAACCTCGCGGGTTACATACTATTCGAGTAGTACCAATAAAGTAATCAAATGTCTCGTGTGTATGTCCATGAGTCCATAGTTTAATTTTTGGTCTATCTAAAATAAATTGATCAAGATTACTGTGATATCCACCATTCATTAGAGTATCGGCAGCGTACTTTGGATGTGCGCTTTGGAAACTAGGTGTATGATGTGTAACCACTACTACCTTAGCATCTTCGGGCAAGTTTTCAATCACGTGACTTATATATGATTTAGTCTTATGAAATTCAGCCATAGCACGAACTGGCAGGAATTTTCTAAAGTTTTCTTTAGCAATACGTATAACACTAAAATCATTCATGCAGTGTTCTAGATGATACATGGTAAATTTATCACCACCATTCATATCGGTCCATAACGTGCCACCGACAAAATAAACATCATCAATCTGCTTAGTATCATTGTCTAATAAGTAGATATTATGCAACTGTAAGTCGTCGAGCATTTTACGGAATATATCTGCACTTTGATCAAACTTGCCATTGTAGTGTTCGTGATTTCCCATTACATAGACCACATGTGGGAATCTAGTACTACAGCGTTGGAAGAAGTCAGCAAACCGCAGACCGCGTTCAGCTCGCTTGCTCAGAGGCTCCTCTGCATCATTCCATGCAACAGAAACAGGTGATACCTTGAGATCGTGAAGAACGCAGATATCCCCCGATAGTATCAGTACATCATAATCATTATCATTGAATATATCAATGTCGGACATCTCTATATGGAGATCCGATACAACTTTAATTTTCATTTAGTTCACCTTTAATTGCCTGCTTCAGTATATCTTCTACAAGTGCATTTAGAGTAATATCGCGGTCGTGAGCCAACCGCATCATTTCAAACAGTTGATCATTGTCTAACACCAAGGGCACTTGTACACGAGTATCATAGGCCTTGCCTGATACAATAGCTTTGGCTTTTTCTAACCAATCATCGTCGAGCTCTAAGTCTGTATATTCGACATCGTCCCACGCTTGTTTATAATCAACTTCTCTAAGTTTAGCTTCTTTCTTGTGCTTTTTAACCCAATCGGAATTCATTAAGCGATAAGCACGCTGATTAGCATAGTCATAAGCGGTAGCTTCGTAGACTTCTTGAGTCTTCGTGTCAAACAAAATACTAACACTGTGGCCATCGTGATCGCCATTCCACGCATCTAAACGATAGGCATTTTTACCATAACAATCCCACATGTAATCACTACCTTCAGTGATGCGATAGTCAGCAACTTCCATCCATTGTTTAAGTGTAATCATATACTGCCTTTTGATAATAGGTTTAGTGTTACTATTTTACACGAAGATACAATCTGTGTCAACCTTTTTAAGACGTATATAGATTTTTTTGATGAGCTCTTTAATAACAGGATCTTGAGGATTTTGAAACTCTTGTTTATACATAAACAAGCTAGGACTAACATAGTTGTTATTAAGTTTGAATCGGCTCAATGTAGTTGGACTATGTAGATATCGTAATGCTCTAGTTTTGCCCAAAGTGCGAGTAAGTTCGATCGCTATCGAAATTGAATATGCATCGATCTCATCTGGATCCGATAAGTATTCTTCTGGCTTAGAACCTGGGTGAGAATGGAATCTAAGTTTTCTTTTTCGAGCTTGCCTCTGATGGCGCAATTCATGTACTACAGTATCAAAAATCTGTATTAGGAAATCTCTAGAGTGATCCGGATACCATTCAATATGAGTTGGGAAATTATGTATTATGATTAGTTCAATTGGGCATTCATTATGATGATCGCTTTCTGGATCATAATACCCATTAACATAAAACTCTTCTTCTGGAAGTTTTTTCTTTCGATGAGTCTTAATAGTTAAATCTATGTGTTGCTGTCGAAACTCTCGTCTTATATGAGTTAGCAATTTTTGAAAACTTATACCTTGGGCAGTCTTGCTTAGTATTCGATTACATACAGCACAGACAGTTTCCATAATGCTATTCATTTTATAACCTATAAGTTACTCTGCCCTTGCTCAGATCATATGTGCTAACTTCTAATTTGACTGAGTCACCTTCAATGATTCTAATTTTATGTTGCTTTAATTTACCGCCCATATAGCAAAGTAATAATTCGGGCATATTTTCTACTTTAACTCTAAACATATTACCCGGCAGTACTTCTTCTACTACACCTGTTAATTCTAATAAATCGTCTTTACTCATTCGTTTACTTTTGACAAGGACCAACTACCGTCACCATTATCAGTCCATTCTAAATCGTCGCCTTCCTGCCACCCCTGTAGTTCGAGCAAGCCGTCTGGCAATGGGAGTACAAGTTCCCCATTTTCATCTTCTTCTATAAACGTAGTCCATTCTTTCATAGCAGTATTTACCAAGATATTTAATCAGATTTCCATGGAACTGGAATCCAACCTAGGCGGTTTAAATCTACTTCAATTTCGTCTGCTACAACACCTTCGGAAATATAGCCAGTCCTAGCACGCCATTCTTCTTCGGTTTCTTCACTACTATAGTCACTGTTTAGTCCGCCAATGCCACTACAATACCAATCCATATAGTCGCCCTTACCTATGAAGTCTGCGACTAAACGGCCTGCGGCACGCCAACTACAGGACCAATATTCTTCTTTTAGCATGGGCCATAAATCACGTGGGCACCATTGCATATTGCAAAATGCCGCATAGAGATTTTGAGCATAGTCGTTGCGAGTACGGATCTTGTTTAGAATCTCGTCATCACGCCAAATATCTTCTACTAAACTTTTCATTATTTTTCAGGATGCCAATTGCCTTGAAAGCAGTGACGAGTTTCGTGACCTAATGTATCTAAATCGGTACTTTTCTTTGTAATAATAGTACATACTTTTGGACCGCCGGGTGCAGGCCAAAAACTGCAGGCTTCTAGAGCATAACCGAATCCACGGTTGCCTCTTCTACGGCTTTCAGCTTCGCAGGCCTTGTTCACATCATCAACTTGGATCCATGTAATAGCAACTTGATTATTCATATTATGAGTAGCATCAAATTTATCATAAGAACCAGCATGCGCCACGCTACTAATTAAAAATAAAATACCTAATACTTTTTTCATACAATGCCTTTCTGTGCCTAATTAAAATGGTGTAGACGGTAGGATTCGAACCTACAAAGGCAGTCTAGGACTTAGCCCCTGGCCCTCCCTAACGAATGCTAGGGAGGAGGTATACCGTTCCACTCACGTCTACGTTATAATTATACTATCAAATGTAAATACTGTCAATGAACTTCTCAACCATACCCTTTGATAAAATAACTCGTTTTGGACAGCAGACAATGCTGGATCGTCCATTATTTAACACAAGTTGGATATTGGGCAGATTTTGTAATTACAGTTGTTCGTACTGCTGGCCATATGCACGTACCGACTATAATGATCATAAGCCATTAGAGCTTTACCAAAAAACGGTTGATGAAATTAAACGGCAAGCTCGCCAAAATGGATTTAGCCAATTCCATTGGAGTTTTTCAGGTGGCGAACCTACAGCCTACAAAGATCTAATTAATCTAATTACCTATTTGGATGATGGAGTCCAATCTCCATATCAAAGCATACACATGACTACTAATTTGAGTCCAGGTCCAAAATGGTGGAAAAATTGGTCCACAGCAACCGAAGTACTTCAGCGCAGAAGTATTACAGCTAGCTATCATGAAGAATTTGCTAAAGAACAAGAATTTGGTGATAAGTGTTTGCAATTAATAAACGATGGCATATATGTTACTATTAATCAAGTCATGGTTCCGGAAAAGTTCTGGGGACTATATGATCGATTAGAACAGTTCCATGGTCGTGGAATTAATGTAACTTTAAAGCCTCAAAGCGATCCTACTGCTAGTCGCATAGTTGATGGCTATACTGATGACATGATAAAAGCAATGCAAACTGGATTTAAACAACGGGCACAGGGCGAAGATGTATATCAAATAAAGCTCTCTGATGCAGATGGTAATGAATATCTATTTGATCAAGCAGAACGATTTAATTCATTTGGTTTTAACAAGTTCACCGATTGGCATTGCCATGCTGGGTGGCAAAGTGTTATAATACGAGGTAACGAAGTCAAGAGGGCATATAGCTGTCACGATGATATACTAGGAACACTCGAGGATGGATTTACTCTTTTTGATCTCCCAACCAAATGTAAAACACCTACCTGTGTCAGCTCAGCAGATTCAAAGATACCAAAATGCAAGTTGATCTAGAACACTTACATTTTTGGATGCAGGCCATCCGTCAAAGCCCGGATCCTATACGGACTATGGATGCTTTCTGGCAGGGTCAGATTAAGAGTAAAGAATGGCTAATTGATAGTATCAAACCTTTTATCACTAGTGCTGTGAGTGTAGACATACACGGCGGGTGGGTTGGTGTATTAGCTAGCTTATTATTCCAAAGCGATATTGCAATAAAATATTTACGTAGTATAGATATAGATCCTAGTTGTCAACCGATAGCTACCATGATGAATAAAATAGAAGAACAGGATGGTTACTTTAAAGCTATTACTGACGACATGTGCAATGTAGAATCTACAAGCGATGTTATAATTAATACCAGTTGTGAACATATTACACAGGATCAATATGATCAATGGCTAGCTAACTTACCAGCTTCTAGTTTAATTGTATTACAAAGTAACAACTATGACATACCAGAACATATTCGATGGTCCAAGGATCTCAAAGAATTTGAATCAATTAGTAATATCGATATACTATGGAGTGGAGAATTGCCTACTCAAATGTATACACGCTATATGATTATAGGGCATAAGAATGTTTAGATTTAATGAATTAGAAAGCATCCATATAGAAATAACTAATCGATGTCAAGCCAGTTGCCCTATGTGTCCACGCAATATCCACGGCGGTATAGAAAATCCTCAGTTAACTATTAATGATTGGTCGTACGAAGACTTTGTTCGTATTATAAGTCCAGAAGTTTTACATCAATTAAAAGAACTTAATTTTTGTGGCAGTTTTGGTGATCCTATACTTAATAATGATCTAATAAAAATGTGTCAGTATATTAAAAATACTGCACCTAATCTAAGAGTAGAAATTCATACAAATGGTAGTGCTAGGCCTAAAGCATGGTGGCAGCAATTAGCAGAAGCCATGCCCGGCAATCATACGATAGAGTTTGCCCTAGATGGCCTAGCAGATACTCACGCATTATATCGTGTAGGGACAGATTGGCAGAAAGTCATTGATAATGCGCAGACATACATGTCTGCTGGTGGACATGCTGCTTGGATGTTTATTAGATTTAAACACAATGAACATCAGGTAGCACAAGCAGAAAAGATGGCAAAGGATTTAGGATTTTCAAAATTTAAACTTAAAGACACCCGTCGATTCGAAACAGAAAAATTTGCGGTGGTTGATCGAGATGGGACTATAACGCACTATCTAGAAAAACCTACAGCTAGCATTATTAATTTTGTTAATAGCCGAGATTTAGAAACATACCCAAGTTGGCCTAATAAAACAGATATAGACTGTTTTGCCTTAAGGCATCGAGAAGTTTATATTGATGCTTGCTATACAGTCATGCCGTGTTGCATACTAGCAGCATTTATCTATACTAACTATGATAAATCTATATTAGAAAAATATAATTTATATCACGAGTATTCTAATATCGGCATTGGTGGTAAGATTCAAAAACAAGTATTTGAATTTATTGACGAGCTCGGTGGCACAGAAAATATAAATGCACTCAACAGATCTATTAAAGATATTATAGACGATAACACGTGGCAGACATTATGGCAATCCAAATGGAATTCTGCTGAGTCTATTGGTTGTATAGTGCTTTGTAGCAATGATAGTCCCTATGTTAAAATCGATAAACAGTGGGTTGAAAATGTATAAATTTAAAGAAATCGGCGCCCTTCATGTAGAGCTTAGTTCTAACTGTCAGGCTAGTTGTCCGATGTGCGCTCGCAATCATCACGGTGGTCAAGAAAATCCATTACTCAAGGTTCGAGATATTGATCTTAGATTATTTGTTAAAATGGTGCCTAGTCGATTAGTAGAGCAGCTACATACTATTACTATGTGTGGCAACTTCGGTGATCCATTGCTTAACAATGATCTAATCAATATTGTCAACTATATTGTTATGAATAATCCTACCATTAGGATTGATATCCATACCAATGGTAGCTTACGCTCGACTAAGTGGTGGGCAGAATTAGCCGCAGCATTACCTGACAATCATCTTGTACAATTTGGTATTGATGGATTGGAAGATACTCACGCACTGTATCGTGTGGGCACAGACTTTAATAAAATTATTGACAATGCTAAAACATTTATCAATGCTGGCGGCAAAGCCCGCTGGAACTTTATTACATTTAGACACAATGAACATCAACTAGAATCTGCACGTCAAATGGCTAAGGATTTAGGATTTGATAGCTTCTATGAAAAGCAAACTAGTCGCTTTATAGGCAACCCTTGGTTTGATGCTTACGATAAAAATGGGAATGTAACCCATCGGTTAGAAAATCCTACAGAACAAAAATTAGTGTTTGTAGATAAAAAGACTGTAGAAAACTATAGAGAATTAGTTGCCAGTGCTACAATTAAATGTGAAGTTGAGGAAACTAAAAGCATTTATATTGACGCTCTAGGATACTTATGGCCCTGTTGTTTTGTAGGAGCAACTCCCTACATACATACTACAGACCAACAACTAGTGCATGATTTTCAAACAGATAGCAAGGCTAGCCTTACTAGATTACTAGAAAGAGTTGGGGGCATTGAACAGCTTAATCTTCGTAAGCATAAGATAAAAGATATTGTTGATAGTCCAGAATGGCAAAGTCAATGGGATGAATCATTCACAGATGATAAACTACATGTATGTGTTAGAACCTGCGGCAAGTTTCCTGAAGCAGTTATTAGTCAGTGCCGCGATCAATTTGTAGACTTGGATACATTTAATGAATAAAGTATTTTGGTTGCAACCCGAGTCCACACAGTTAGGTGATTGGCAAAAGCAGATCAATGAAATAGCCGGTAGTCCTAGCTTTTGTGTGCTGCCATGGATACACTTGGCTACCCGCCCTAATGGCGATATGCGTATATGCTGTGTAGCTAATGCTAGCGGTGCAGATAGCGGAGAATATGATGTCGGGCTTGTTAAGAAAGAAAATGGGCAACCTGCTAACTTTGCTAGAGATTTGCCCACAGACGCATTTAACAATGACTACATGAAATCAGTACGCAAAACTATGCTAGCCGGTGAAGTTCCTGCTAGCTGTACTAAGTGTTTTAAAGAAGAACAAGAAGGCATTGCTAGCAAACGTATTTGGGAAACAGGTACTTGGCACTTACAAGAGAAAATCGATATTAAAGAATTAATTGCAGAAACACAAGCGGATGGCTCTGTGCCTTATAAGTTACAGTATTTAGATCTTCGCTTGGGAAATACTTGTAATCTCAAATGTATTATGTGTAGCCCACACGACAGTAGTTTATGGACTCCTGAACATAAAAAAGTATATCCAATTTTTACTAGTCCATTAATTAAAAAACAATTAAGATGGGATACGAATTTACATAATAATACATGGCATGAAAATCCTGAGTTCTGGGAACAGGTATACGATCAGATTCCCAACATCAAACAGTTATATTTTGCAGGTGGCGAACCCCTATTAATCAAAGAACATAAAAAGTTTCTTTTAGAAATTATTGCTAGAGGCTATGCAGANAAAATAAGCCTGCGCTACAATACCAATGGCATCTTAGTTAATGATGAAATTATTGAGATATGGAGTAAGTTCCGTAAGGTTAAAGTAGGTGTTAGCCTAGACGGTATTGGCTCACGTGGCGAATACATACGCTATCCGCTAGATTGGAAAACTGTAGAGGAGAATCTAATCAAATTAGACAATGCTCCAGACAACATACAAACTAACATTGCTATGGCTGTACAAATCTTAAACATCAAACACGTTCCGGATTTTATCAAATGGAAAGTACGTATGAACTTTAAAAAAGTTAACTTTGACAAGAATGCCGCAGGGCAAACTATGGGCGGAGGGCTAGTGGGTGTACACTTGTTATGGATACCCACATGGTTAAGTTTACGTGTACTTCCTGCAGAAGATAAACTAGAGGTACGTGAGTTGTTTGCTGAACTACAACAATGGCTATGGAAGAATTATACTCAGGACAAAGAGTTCTGGGAAGTTAATCCTTATGGATGGAAACGCTGGGAAGGTATACTGGATTGGATGGACGCTGAGGATCATACTAATCTATTGCCGGATTTTAAAGAGTATGTTACTACATTAGAATTAGAACGTAAAACAGATTTCAAACAGACATTTCCTGAGCTAGCACATTTATTATGAAAGATCTAATTAAAATAGACAGTAATCTACCCGGAGACTATCTTCGGATTGAACTATTCCTTAGTAATGTATGCAATTATTCATGTTGGTATTGTTCACCGGAATATCATAGTGGTAGCCATCGTTGGCCTAAATTAGAACAAGTAAAAGATAATCTAGGGCACATCATTGATTATTATAGAAAGCATACTCCTAAACGCAGAGTGTGTTTGTTCATTATTGGCGGCGAACCTACACTGTGGCCCGACTTTGAAAAGTTTATTAGATACTTTAAAGAAGAGTACGACTGTATTATTAGTATGAGTACAAACGGATCGCGCACTCTACGCTGGTGGGAAGAGCATGGCGACTATGTGGATGATGTTGTATTAAGTTGCCACCATGAACGGGTTGACGTCGAACACACTAAAGCAGTTGCTGATATACTGTACAAAAAAGGCAAGTGGGTAAATGCTCTAGTACTTATGGATTCTAAAAATTGGTATAAATGTATTAGTATTGTAGAACAATTAAAAACTAGTAAGTATCGCTGGCCAATAACTGTTCGAGAGCTAGTAGGAGTCAATGCAAAATATACTGCCGACGAACGCAAATATCTAGCTACTGATTTAAAACGGATGCCGTGGCCATGGTATTGGTTCACTGCAAAAAAGACAGCTTATAAAAAGCCCACAGTATTCTTTAGTGACGGTACCAAAAAGAAAGTGCCCTTGCATTGGATACTAGGTGAGCAATTAAATAAGTTTAAAGATTGGTCATGCAACATAGGAGTTGATACATTCTTTATTGATAAGGATGGTCAACTACGCGGATCCTGTGGTGAAAATTTATATGGGCGATCAATAAATTATAATATATACGATCCGGCTTTTAAATTAAATTTCAATCCTGATGTTAAACCAGTAATCTGTACTAAACAGGATTGTGTTTGCCAACCCGAAATTAATACTAGAAAATATCGAATTATTCCTTTACAACAGCAGGACTAGTCTTAGTTAATGGAATATCTGCTGCGCAGGTACAGAAATTGCGATCACAAGTTACAGGTTCGCCAGGTGCAATAAAGGTACCTGTATAAATGTTACCTAGACTACCACCTACCCTGCAAGTCGCTCTGTGTACATCTCCGTCCCAGTTGATCATCAGACTTTCTATACCTGCGGTGCAAGTCCAGCCATTAAATTTATTTTGGTGATTTTTAATCATATCATTAGCATGATATAAAAGCTGTGCATGCTCATTGTTTAACCATACGACTGTATTTGCTTCTACAGTTGCTTCGTATTCCTTAACCCATTTTAGATCATCAAAATTGTATCTCATGTCATCAAATACATCGTGATCGCCCTCAGTCCATCGAACTCTACGCACAGCATGTGGAATACTACTCGCAGCCAATGCCCCAGCAATATACCTTGTACGTTCCATATGATCTTGATGTGCCATTACGTGGACCAGCACCTTGCCAGCAAAGTATTCGTGAACATTAACAATAGTGTTTAGTACCCGCCGTACATCGTATTCCATATGCATACTAAACACTATCTGATCAACACGTAGGTTAGCATACCATTCATCTTTACGTGTGCCATTAGTTGTAACACTGATCCAGCTTACTCCTTGATTCTTACAGTAATTAATCAGTTCTTCAAATTTAGGATGAACAGTAGGTTCGCCACCTGTAAAACTTAATCGAATAGGTTTACCTATTGTTAGCAATTTATCTACTACAGATTTAAGTATTTCTATATCAGTGTGTTCACTGGTATTATCGTGTATGCTAGCTGGACAATAACTGCAATCGTAGTTACAGCGTTTGCCAAGATTCCATTCAATCTTAATTGTATTCTGGTGAGGATAACGACTTGTTACTTTAAGCATTTTATTTTCTTAACTGTATTAAATCTAGTTAGTACAGTTTTATCTATTTTTGTTTGTAAATCTGCTACAGGAATCATTCCTATATTTAGATTTGAAAATTTAAAATTTTTAGATTTTAACCAATGTTTAATTAATAATGAACGTATAAAATATACTAGTCGATTAGTAGTCGGGCCAAACTTAACTAAAAAATCAGCACTATAATGTGTTTGAGGTCTTACTGCTTCGGCTAGATCATCTCGATCTTTATAAACATCTAGTACAGTTTTTCCTACTTGACAATAGTTAATGTATACGCAGCCAGATTGCCATCTATAGGTAAAATGTTTGAGATCATCCTGAGCCAATTCAAATCTTGGCCTATCCTTGAATGTTACGACTATTGTAGGGTGTCTATTTTTTGTGCGTAGGTTTGACTCTAATTGATGTATTAATACATTAAATCTCTCAACAGATTGTTGTATGTCATTGGGTGCATTGTTGAACCATTGAGTTCCCGTAGACACCTCGCCTCTTAGTTCTTCAAAAAATTTATGGAGATAATTTAATTCTTGTTGGCTTATAGTGTCTGATACTTTCTTATCTATAATGCTATCATAATTATTAATAATATCAATATGTTTATTCAACTCGTCGATGCAGCTATTATTCCAATTACTAAATCTATTAGTTTCAAATAATTCATAATCTTTTTGTAATTCTCGGAACCACCTTTGTGCAATAGAAGTATCTCTTACTTTAAAAATAAGAGTAAGATCTTCTAAATTATTTGTTAATACTAGTTCAAACATAGTCTAAGAATTCCGGGTTAACTCCGGCAAATGTACGACTATCTCTACTATGATCTAGACGACGATTAAACTCTACACAGTCTTGCCATAAATCACTTTGGTCCACTGCGTTGATATAATTTATGTTGTCCTGTATTTGTCCTAAGGTGTATGCTAGTAATTCAGGATGATCCTTGACCATCTTAAATTCCGGCAGGCGAAGTTTAAGTGCTTCTAATCGTGTGATAGCCAATACTTTTAACGGAGTAGGCAATACCTGTGCTGATAACAGTTTAGGATATGCTACTCGATGTGTATGAAATACGATCCCTAGCTTATCTAAAAAGAATTCGCACATCTTGTCTAAAATCAGCACATTACTAATCTGTACTGTAACCGCACCTACTATTCGACTGATGTTGGGTATGTCTTGTATCTGTTTTAGGTTAGCAAGCAGTTCGTTCCAATGAGCATTGGATCTAACGTATTCGTATACATCACCTATGCCATCTATACTAACATTCACAGCTACCGACTTAAACTTAGGCCAATAGTCAAATATGTTTCTTCCACCCTTACCAAGCGTTGATAAGTTAGTGGCATATTTGATTTCAATTTGATTACCATAAGGAGCCAGCATATCTAATATACGATAGTGCTGTGGATCCATTAAAGGTTCCCCGCCTGCAAACTCCACACGACGGAAGTAAGGCAATAGTTTTTCTAAACTAGCCCACCATTCTGGGTTATCCTGGAACTTGTCTAAGTGAGGTTTATTTTTTAGATTAAGATCCTCTACAAGAGCATACATGATGTTACCCTCTTGTTTGTAAAAATCTTTGACTTCACTCCAGTCTGTCCAGCTGGTTGAATCCATAGGATGACACATACGACACGCAAGATTACATAGGTTGTTTAACTTTAATTCCATGGTAGGAATCTCAAACGGCATGGTAAAATCGTGTGCCATTTTATCCAGGGCATTAGGATATAAATTTATACGAGCTTCGGGTATCTTTCCTGCAATGTGTCGCTGACGTAAGCTCTCTACACCCTGGTCCTCTAAACTAAAACAGGGTTCACATTCTTTAGGACGTTCTCCTACTAGCACTTGCCTGCGTATGCGAGTCATTACTTCGCTATTCCAGTGATACTCTAACGGAGCATCTTGTATGAACCCAATAGGATGGCTACGACAGCAGGCACAGATAGCACCGTCCTCTCTAGTAGCTAATCCTGTAAAAGGATGCATACAAAATGTTTTACTTGTTATTTTGTTCAATGGCCCATGCCCTTTCTTTACACCAAAAACATTCGCCACACTCTGGCACTAGTTGTCCTGGTTTGTAAGATTTATAATCAAGATCATCAAACTCGCCCTCACAGCTACGAGTAAGATTTAATAAATCTATTATATCTAATTTTTTATACTGCTTAATAACCCAATCCTTCTGTATAAATCGGAAAGGATGAAACGCCCATCGATCCATATGCCTTGTGACACGTAAATGTAGATTATCTTCGCTTGCATCTATATCTCTTTCAGCCATACCTTTAAAATCTACATCTTTAGGATTGCGAGTGACAGCATTATAGTATGCCGGAATATCTTCCACTGTACAGGTAAATTCGGCAAAAGAACGTTGTTGAGCATTATCACCACTGACCCATTTATCATATTCATCCTTGATAGTAGGACCAACACTGCCATATTCAATATCCGGTGCGATAAAACAAGTATGTCGTTTAAATTTAATTTTAGGAAACCGTTCTACCAACCAATCATATACACGCTTACTATCATACTGTTGCCACGGACGAGTTTTCCACATTCGAGTATGACTAATAACATGTATTTCAAATCGCTTGCCTTGCGGTATCATACTGCAAAGCAAGTATGTTAATAGCGCACTATCTGCGCCACCGCTTAGACTAACGGCAATCTTACGCCACTTTATATTGAGTGGAATATCAACTCCGTCTATATTATAAATTTCATACATTATTTTCTATCCTTGAAAGCAGGTCATTGTTTTCTAGGCATCTAATTAGGGGTGCTACACCAACTGGTTGATTATCGCGCATGGCTATATGTATGCTCTTAGTTGGAGTGAGCCCAAAATCTTTGCATATTTTATAGTATCGATCGCCATGTGTGTTCCACAGATAGTCGGGTGGCAAATTACGTATAAAATGTAATCCAATCATAGCCAACGCACGATTATTCATGTGAAAATCATTCATTATAGTGACCGCGTCTACTTCTTCTTTAGTCCAGCGCAATCCTATACGATTCCATCCTAGACCCAACCCTTTACTGAGGCTGACACCAATACTACGAATAGCAGGATGCCCGACATCGAAAACAATATCCCTAGAGCAAGTAATCCAAGCGCCATCAATATGGACTGGAATTTTTTTATCCAAACACTCATCTAATATCTCCTGCATCTGACAGTGTATATCACCGATACTCGGAAACGGCATAGCTATAATTAATGGAACACCTTCTTTTAGGAGTCCGGGGAACGTGCCAGTATTTCCTAACCTATCGTGATATCTATAATCATTACGTATAAATTGAGGTTTACATTTCATATAGACGGTGTCAATGAATTGTGTACAACCATTAATTATATCTACACGTTTAAAATCATCAAACCCTGTTAACCGATTTAATCGACTACGAAACAACCAATCAGTTGTTTCTTTCATAAAATTAGTATAAACCTGATCTGTAATATCTTTATCTAATCGACCATTCATTATGTCCTGTATTAGCCGTTCGATGCGATTATCGGACAGTGTTTGCGGACGGTCAATTTCTAGATATTTTGGATCGTAAGCTGATGCTATTCTAGTTCTATTCATGAATTATTTACACTATAATACTAGCACATAAATATTTCATGCTAGAGCCTACTAATTATACTATACCTGTTGCCCTTTTACAAGAGGCTGTTAAGTCATTACCAAAAATAGATACACGGATAGCATTAAACGAGCCCACTGGCGATTTCTTTCACGATCCGTGGCAAATTAAGCCAGAATACAAAGATACTGTTTGGGAAGAAATTTTAGACAATATCGCTGTGGACAAGGGAGAAGCCCGTTTAATTAAACTAACTCCAGGCGAAGCCTACCCTAGTCATGCTGATATAGATGATCGCTGGCATTTGTCTATACAAGGCAATCATTCTTATTTGATAGATTTAGAAACACATACGATGCATCCGACTGAGGTAGATGGGAAATGGTACACTATGGATGCAGGGTGTAGACATACTGCTGCTAATTTTGGCAGTGAAGATAGAATACAATTAGTAGTTAGACAATTACTGCCACGTAATATACTTAAAGATCCGATCGAAGTTTTTATAACACTTAAAGATATAGTAGTAGATCGAAGATTTATATTTGATGATGTTATTAGTCCTTGGTTGAATAGAGCATTTAAACGAGGAATTGTTAGCAAGTTTAATGGCCAGGATCTAATTGCATCACTTACTATAGAAATGGATTGTTTAGATGAGCTAGAAGAATTAACCAACAAATATTTTACATTGACTATAGACGTATGAATACAAGTAACTGGACTCCGTTTTATAAGATTAACCCGGAAGACAATAAACTAATCGAAACTAATTTAATATACACTCCTCTAGTAAGTCCTAGTGGTAATGTATTATGTATGCATTTTGATCATACTAGCAAATACCAAAATGAAGACCTAGCACACTGGTTACCTAATCGCCCGTACTATACTAAAGAGATGGTTAAATTTTTATTTGAACGAGAAGTTGAATATTTGACAATATTTAAAGATAAGCCCTGGGCCCCACGTAATATTACTATAGATCTAGAAGAACAGAAAATATTCTTTAGTTGGGCCGGAGAAACATGTAATCAAATAGTATATGGCGGCCGCAGTTTAGACGAAGCACTTCCTGATTGGAAAGAGCAGATGTTTAATATTATTAAAGACATTGTGGATAGCGGATATTATAAAACTAGTCTGTATCCGCATTGTTACTATATCGATAATGGAGTATTGCGTACTTTTGATTTTTATGGTTGTGTAAAAAGAAATAATCCGTACGTACAATTAGAAAATATACAAGGTATGATTGGTGAAACATCTGGGCCACGATTTGCGGCTGCTATAAAAAATAATATCCTTAATGTTGAGATATTATTCAAAGAAGCATTACAGTCCTGGGTTAAATGGCCAGATGATGTACTACCAGATATGTACAAGAGGCTGTTTAATGATTAACTGGGATATAATAATTAATAAATTATCAAATGGGGTTGATATTACAGCCGATCCATCAAAGTGGAATCTTAATACTCCCGGATATACNGAGATTTATAAATTATGGCAAGATGCTAATTTTAATATGTCTTCTGTTAAATGGACCAATTTTTATCCTGATATACATTATTCTAAGTATATTGAAATCTGTGTTGCCAATGAATTAGGTATTACTGCTGTAAGGTCCTGGATTAGCAGAATTGATCCGGGTTATTGCGCACCGTGGCATTGGGATGTAGATGATAATGAAAGTACATACCTAGAGCAAGGACCACTAGTAAGATTCAGTTACTTTATAGAACCGCCTTCCCCGGGACATGTATTTGTAATCGGATCTCAAGTTTATGCCAACCAACCTATTGGATCTTACATACAATGGGAAAACTATCGAGAATGGCACGCAGGATCAAATATTGGACTTACTCCGAAATATATGTTTCATATTATTGGTCATAAGCAGTTAGTTGAAAACTATATCTAGTTTTGTAACTAATATTAACGGCACCGTGATATATCATAGCATCCGGCCACAAAAATAAATCACCTGCCTTATAGTTTGTTAGTAGTTGATCATCATATACAAATATATGTCCGGGATGATAATCTTCTAACATCATAGTATATCTTAAACAATTTTTAATTTCAGTTACATGCGGATCGAAATGCATTGGTTGCATTTGTCCAGGTAGATATTTTACAAACCACCAATGATAGTGTTGACGCTCTATCAGTATTGGCATTTTAAGATCGAAATTTTGAAACTCTTTAGATTCACTATTATACTGTTGAAAATTATGATTTCTATGTGCATATCCCTTTTCTGCAAGAATTCTAGCATTGTCCAATAAATCATTGCCGGTCCAACGATCCGGCTGCCATACAGGAACACAGTCTCCATCTGTAGAAGTTAAAATGTGCCACAATTCAGGAGTTATCCAGTCTTTATAGTTACCGAGGAGTTTCATATGTATATGTACTAAAATTTGCTACGAGTCGAGGAGTATATCCAATATTGCACGCACCGTGTATTTCATTTGCATCATCATACATAAAAACATCTCCTGCTTTGTAGTCTGTTATAAATTCTTTATTATAAATGAATACATGTCCATGCTCGTAATCTTGTAAAGGAATCCAATATCTCTTACAGTCAATAACTCCCGATTCGGTCACATGTGGGTCGCAGTGCATAGGCATAAAGTTTCCGGGTAGCATTTTAATAAACCACCACATTAATTTACCATTAGTTTTAAATGGCGGTATAAATGTTAATGGACAACTATCTTGATCATAATGTTGCCAATATGTTTGTGTTAGATCATATCCGGCACTGGTTGCCTTTCTAAACTCGGGACTATCGGGATTAGCTTTAGTAGTTTTAGGTCGGGGAGTTCCTTCATTGTTTAACAAATAGTTTACCCATTCAATATTGATCCAATCAGCGTAGTTGCCAATATATTTCATTAATAACTCTCTATATGATCGATACCTAAGGTCTTACGGAACTCCTCAGTAAACTTACCGTCAATGCGTAGTCCGTAGCTTTGTTCCATAATCTGTTCACCACCATGCCAGTCCACATCGTTCCACCAAGCGGCGCGAGTATTAAGATATGTCTTGTCCTTAGACTCAGGATCCCACAAGTAAAAGGCTTTTTTAGTGTTAGGACGAATGTGTATAAACTCATTGCGGTGCGGCTTAACCATGTTAACTCCGTTTTTAGCATCTAAGTCTCTATGTTCAAACGGAATACCGTCTGCTTCACAGTGAAAGAATATGACACGCCCTATTTCTTCAAACACAGTACCTACTAGGCTTTCAACCCATTTAACTACACTAGGAAAGTATTCAGCTTCAGGAGTTAGCTTGCGGGGAGCAGTACGATCATCCCAAGATCCTTCTTCCCACAAATAATAGTAAATGTATGGATCGTACGCACCCATGGCCATTTTTAAAAAACGTGTAAACTTATTGCGTTGTTGAAAGTTTTTAAAATCTGTGGGCATCAACTTCATACCTGCTACTTTAATAGGATCTGTATCAGGCAACGATTGGAACTCTTGCATTGCTTGATATATAGGTTTCCAACTTACACGATAGCTCATATCATCGAACGTGAAGCCTGGAGCCATCCACGTACCTTCCTTGGCATGTTCACGTGCTAGTGCAAAGCCTGTAATTATCTCGGGCTGTAACTTATCAAATGACTCCATGTCTAAGTAAGGGGTCATATCTAAGTATGGTTGATTATTAATTCCTTTCAGCATTTTGCTCTTGTTCCCACTGATACATTCTTCTATATTTTAATGGGATTTCGTCTAATGCTTGAAGACCTTTATTTACTAAACCGTCTCTTAAAATACATTGATGTAGCATATTTGATACATAAGGAGTTTTTGCAAAATTACACCACGGCCCACTATTACATTGTTCTAGATCTAATGTTGTTACATCGGCCCACTGAATAAATCTATGAGGTATATCATTAATTGTTGCCATAACATGATATACATTATTATCTGCAGGGATAATTTTAAATTCCCATCCTTTAGATTCACTTATACGTTTTGCTTCTTGCACTAAGTCGCTTAGATATTTTTTAGGTTCATCCGGACTCCGACCAATATCGGTGCCTCCACGAACTCGATACTCTTCTGCACTATGCTTATATGATTGATTAACTTTTAAAACATCCTCTAACTGATCCCAATAACTCAGTGTATGATTAATATTAGTGAGTTTCAATCCCTCGCTTAGACAATTTTGAATTCCTTTTTGTTGTCGCTTGTATGTAAGTATTCCTTGATATGTTGGATGGTTTAAACTTAGGGTGACTGCATATAATCCTGCGTCTTTTAATTTTTGAACTAGATCAACACGTTCCAATAATACACCATTAGTTACTATAAGAATATCTCTAGGTTTATAGTTAGGATCTTTTTCAAGATCACGCATAGCCTTAACTAGTTCTGGTAAGTCTTTGCGCATCGTTGGCTCAGCCCCGGCTAATGTCATAGACCATCCATCATTCGGATTCATAGTTAGCATCTCTTTTAATACATCATCTATTGATCTATCTACTATTTTATTATCAGGTAGATGATAACAGTGTGGGCATGTTAAATTGCAACGGTCAGTTACTTCGATTCCATAACTACTAGGATCATATTCCGATGGTCCACTGCGTACAAGACTATGATAGAATTCTGCGTCTTTTTCTACAATATATTTGGTGTAGCCATGCTCAGGACAAGTTTTTTCAATCCAAATTTTTCCATCTTCTTCAAATCGTCTCGATGGTATATGTCGATAGCAATCTTCGCAAAGCCCAACAGTGTCTATAGAATACATTATTTTTCTCGTGAAATTATTAGTGATAACTACTTATATCAATATTTATGATGCTATAATATACTATGAATTTTTCTTATTACTACAATAATGTTCCAGAATTTGGACCGTGTCGCAACAATTTAATCTATACTAGCCTAATTAACAACAGTAAAAAGGTATTTGTTCAATGGTTTCACAATGATAGTGAGTACCATAAAGGTATGAATGAAGTTGTAGATCCAAAGCTAATGGCTGCTAAATGGGATCGTGAATTACATTTTTTAAGTAACATGGCGCATCATAATCCCGAAATGGTACCTAATATATTAGAAATAAATGTACCCGAGCGTAAGATATACTTACAAATAGATGGAGTAGATTTATGGCAACGCAGTTTAGATGCTAATTGTTCTTTTGATGAAGTGGTCCCAGATTGGCAAGAACAGATGTTAGACATATTTCGTGCCTACAAAGAAAGAGGGTGGTACAAGTATAGCCTGCATCCTAGTAGTTATTTTGTAGTCGGTGGTAAGTTAAAAAGCATCAATTATTTTTTTACTTATAGTAGCAACGAAGGATCTATTACAGTTAAGGATCATCTAAGTCATATTAGTAAAGAACGGCAAGTAGCAATGAAAACTATTACCGACTATATGGGAATAGATTGGGACAAACCTCAATCACTGCAAACTATGCAGATGCTTGCATTTGAAAGTTTTAGTAATAACTATCCACGCGAATTTATAGATAAAGCAAAGAATGTATTCCTTAGTTGAATGGACTCCTGATTTAGATTTAACCGAATTCTATGCCGAAGCAGGGCGTAGGGGTTTTATTAATAATGCAAGCCAGTTTTCTATGGTTGAACGCATTCAGCGTGAAAGCGAATGGGCAGTATGGATATTGTATTATAATGATAAAGCAGTTGGCAGCGTAGCTGCACACTCGCTTCCCGAGCTAGGTCCTAATGCTTATAGGATATGTACTAGGACCTGCGTATTTACAGATATGACTCCGCATCGACAACTACGAGCGTTAAAATATACATGTCAACAGCATCAAAATATCACAGCACAATTTTATATTCCTGCATGTATTGAATGGGCTGGTACAGAAGCAGATTTATACATATCTAGTCATCCTAGTGATGTTGGCACACAGAGATTAGTACATAACATATACTGTCCTGCACTTGTAGAAACAGGCGCATTAGAACGCACATGTGAATTAGATTATCGAGGACACACTCAGACATTTTGGCGCCTTAATATTTCTACATTTTTAAAACAGCTAAACTCTCTTCCTAGATGGTCCAATCAGTTTGATGCCATGTAGGTACATTAAAATCTGTAATACTTATTGCTGATATATTTTTTATCTGCACAATCCCCGAATCTCTTTTAACAAATCCATCACTTGCAAATCTAGACACTTGAACATACATCTCCGGAATCTTATCTTTAAGTTTAGTAAGTAATGTTGTCTCTGCATGCAATCTCTGTTTTATACTGTAGAATGTTGCAGTGCCGATATAATTAAAAATATTGCTTATATTAATTAAACTGGTACCCTCAAGATTTTCAATCCAATTGAGATCATCGGTCGAGTCTAATAAATTAATTAAATAGAATTCAAATGTCACTTTGCTTTTAATATCAGCCCATAGTTCCTTCCAATTAAATTGAGAACTAAATTCTGCCCATTCTGATTCGATATCTTGTGGGCCACAATAGATAATAGAATTATTATTTTGTAAATAACCATATTTAGAATCCATAAACTCTCTAAAGAATTTAGGATAATTTTCTCCATTCCAATCTATAACCGCTTTGAGATACTCTAGTGTCGGTGGACTATAATCAAAAAACTTTACAACTGTTTTATCGCTGTATCCTATATTAGCAAGATGTTCAATCCAACCTAACCCACTTGCTGGTACTATTAATTGTCTTAGCGGACCAGAAACATCAAACTTCATTTTTTCAGAATTAATCGGATATACAGCTAAACTTGAACAAAAATTTAAGCGTGAGTATGCATAATTTATTTGATCTACGAAAGAATGTTCGTTTTCAGGATAATAATGTTTTTTTGATTCTCTAAATGCATCATTAAAAATTTTAACAGGTAAATTTTGACTAAACGCTATGCTCAAGATATTCCAACCGTGTGCTTTGTGTTGATATTGCATAGTGTCTGTACCTTGCTCTACCCACTTAGGAGTATGATTATCGTGATAGGTATCGATACTACGTTTTGGGCAGGTTTGAATATGAGGGGAAAAGAATTCTTGATTTCCTATCCTAGGCATTCCTAAAGATTTATATACTTCTAAATTAATTACGTAGCATTGTTGATGTAATTCATAATAACAATCCTTTCGATCTAATACATGCCCTAATAAAAAAAATGTTTCTTTTTGAAGTAGTTCATTTAATAAATCAAAAAATACATACCGAGTAATAAACTCAGTTCCAGTAGTTAGTACTACTGCATATTTGCAATTTCTAGTGGAAGCTGCTTTTAATAAAGAATCTTCATCAATTCCTTGTAGTACTGTGTATCCTTGAATAGTTATATTTTGTAAACAAAAATCGCTTATATTTTTAATAAGCTCTTTGTTCCAATCACTTGTGTACGTGTGTGTATTATCAATTATACAAAAGATAATATCAGACGATGCAGGCCCTTCGTTAAATTCTTTAATGTTCATTGGTCTATATAGCTTTCTATAATTAGCCTAGCAAAATCTTCTTGTTTATTTCCATATACTCCAAATCCGATCATATGGATGCGTTCTTGATCAGTAAAATTAATTACAGCATGGCGATGTCTAATATTAATAAGAAATGCATCACCCTCTTGGAAAGGTACGATCCCAAATCCCTCTAATACCATGTGGCATGATTTTGGATGGACTATGGCAACATTAATTGGGCATCCTAATTCTAATGGATCGTAGTCTGCAGGTTCGCCGGGGATATATCCACGGCCGGGAGCATCACTGTGTGCCGAAATATATCCCTGCGGTTTAACTTTCATAAAGCGAACACGTTTATATTTCTCTGCAGGAAACTCCCTCCAGAATCGTGTAACATTAGGAGTTAGTCCACCTAGCTCGGTCCACTTATAGATATCATCAGATTCTTCTGACACGTACTCTGGCCAATTTTGTGTGGCATCAGTGCGGATACCATGTAAGCAACAACTTTCCCATCCTGCACTTTCTCCTTCACGATGCGGTACATAGAAAGGTTCTGCATTTGGTAATTCGGTTTTCCACAGCCCTAAATCAGTAGGTAGTCTTAATTTTAACCAGGCAAACTCGGGATTATTTAAGATCCATCTAGCACCTTCTAATATATTTAATTTACGTGGAAGACGCGGAGGAGCATATCTACAATCCTTGTTGGCATAGTAAAAATCTAAGGTTTCTTGATTCATTGCGGTAACTTAAAATCTTTAATATCTGCTAGATCTACATAGTAGGCCATTTCTTTATTATAATCTGTAATGAATGGTTCTTTCAAATAAGGCTGCCATGGACCTGTTTGTAAATTACTATAGTCATGTTGTATGCGATAGCATAATCTATCCTTAATATCTCCCAGTCTACGATGTAGTGTAATACTGTTGTCAAATAGGCAAAAATCGTTATTGCTTTGATACCAATGATCGTAGATATATTTGTCTACAAATAGTTCTTTGTTTATTTCTGCAAATACACTATCACTTTCTTCTTTAGTCATACCTTTGATACTATGTACTGTGTTTAATGAATAATGTAATCCTATGATACCTCCAGGACTACGCATTACCATAGGAATCTCTGTGTCATCTTCCGGACACATATTGGCATGCATAACTTCATCTTGATCTTGACGTAGACCCGGATTAATACGGCCTGGTGTAAATCTATGTACTAGTATCATTTCATCTAATTCACTGCGGAACGCATTGCTGACATTTTCATAATAGTCAGGTGTAGTAAGAAATCCTGTACTAGATCCTATCATGTTTTCAGCACCTAATAATGCCACTCCGGGTGTGAATGTTAATGTACCACTTTCATTGCTATGCCAAAGCAATTCGCCTTCGGCAAACATGCCTAGTGGATTACCATCAGAATCACGCTTGCCGGTTACACGCATAACATGTCTGCCATCTGGCATAAGTTCTTGCATACGACTGATACTTTGTAGTCGCTGTTTATCTATATCATCTATGCTAGGATCATCCTGCAGAGCGGCTTTAACAATTTCTTTCCAAGTCCTGCCTTGATATTTTTTAAGTAATAGATATCGAATACCGTATCGTGTATCACCAAATTGCTTGCAGAAATCTATCTCTCGATCCCAAGTTAGATTACAATCACGAATGATAGTAACTAGATTTTCTAAATGTAGGCGGCCAATTTCCAGCCACTCTTCATCGGTAATCGTAGTAAAGTCTACATCATCGACAAAAACGCCGAATCTGCCTAATCCGGGTATCTTTGATACTTTCATAAAAAAATCCTTAAATGTTTTAGTATTTAAGGATTTTTAAGATGCTACTTGTAAGTTATGAATTATATCTTATACCAAGTTGTAGCACTTGCACGGTATACATATCTAAAGGCAGTCCCTGCATTCACAGATCCCGCAAATGATGGACTAACTGTTCCGCTGCCTGTTGCCAATGTTACTGTATTAGCTGACACAGCGAAACGACATACTTGTCCATCAACTGGGCCAACTGGCATATTTATTGTAGCTGTTAATCCAGTAGTGCCTACTAATAATAGATTATCAGTTTGGGTTGAACTTAGTGTATACGCACTTGTTGTTGCTACAGAAACATAGTTCGGTGATATAACTTCTAATGAATAGCTAACTGTTGGTGCTGTAAGCACTCCGAGACTATTAAATGATAATATTTGGTAGCTACCACTAACAGCACCGGCAGCACTTGATTGTACTACTGCTAAGAACTTACCAGGCACAATTCCCGAAGATACAGTACCATTTGAATCTACAGCTCCACCATAGGCAACGCTACGACTAAATGCTGAGCCATCATAACCAAAAAGGTCCATTCCGCTTAATCCGTCGCCGATTACTACGGCAGAAGGAGCAGCATTTGTACCTCTACAGAGTTCAACTGTGATATAGGAGTTTTGGGATCCCGAAGTAGTTGCAAAGAATGTTGCAAGAGGAAGTCCACCATTATTCTGGGTTCCAAGTAATGTTCCGGTTGTATTGATAGTGCCAAAGGACGTTGCTGTAACAGATCCAGTAATATTAATATTACCAGTTCCAGTAAGATTCTTACCATTTAATGATAGGTTAGCACCAAGTCCGGTAGTTGCTGAAATTGTGCCGCCTGTGATAGCTCCTGAAATACTGATAGCACCAGTTGTACCAGTGATATTATAACCATTTAGGTTTAGATTTCCACCTAGCTTAGGAGCAGGATCATTTTGAACTGCATCATAGTCGGCTGCTACTGAAATATTTAAAGCATGGTTAACGCTGTCATACTGCACGGTTACACCGCTGAAAGTACCATTAGCTACAAGTGCACCAAATGCATCTTGACTACGCTGAGTAGTAAAATACTTGTTGTTTGAACCTTCTGCTAGTCCATCTGTAGTAAACGGTGTTAGAACTACATCAAAATGTTTTGTAGATGAGTTATAGTTTAACCCGTTTCCAGCTAAATTTTGTGCAGGATCTGTACCACCAGATGTAACACCATCGCCGACATAGAGTCGTTTGGTATCGGTTGTATAAATTACTTCCCCGGCATCAAACACTATGTTAACCCGTTTCCAGCTAAATTTTGTGCAGGATCTGTACCACCAGATGTAACACCATCGCCGACATAGAGTCGTTTGGTATCGGTTGTATAAATTACTTCCCCGGCATCAAACACTATACTTGATCGTTGGGCTTCGGTTCCTCTTCTAATGCGTAGCGACATTGTGCTGTCTCCATTATTCTATAGTGTATTTATTCGATTGATAGAATAGACTATATTTTTAAACTACGCATTTTATAGCCAAAAAAATAGGGCCGGAGCCCTATAATTTGGAGGAACGGGTCGGAGTCGAACCGACGGTTTTAGGGATTTGCAGTCCCTTGCATTGGGCCTCTCTGCCACCGTTCCCTGGTGGGTCGTGACAGGTTCGAACTGCCGACATTCACGGTGTAAACGTGACGCTCTACCAGCTGAGCTAACGACCCTGATTCTTATTTTACTTTAAGAAAGTACTCTTGACCGTCAATATTACCGTTTTGAATATCTAACAGTGCTGTAACAATAGTGTGGCTATGCTCATACTTGTCGCTAGATCTGTGTTGTCTACGAATCTCACGAGCCCGAGCACTAGCAGCCAAAATCATGTCATACATACCAGTGCCCATAAGACGGACACATTTTTCACGATCAATTTCTGGACCACGACTTGGAATTAGCTTTTTCATATAGTTCCTTAGTTAAAACACTATTATAACATCATTTACACAGAATGTCAACAACAGTTTAACCTGTGCGATGGATTAGATGAAAACCAAATTGAGTCTGGACTGGCTGGCTGATTGAGCCGATTGGTGTTGCTAGTGTAGCATCTTCGAATGGCTTGACCATTTGCCCAGGGCCAAAATTACCAAGATCACCACCGCGGGCTTTGCTTGGGCATGAGCTGTGTTGCTGTGCTAGAGCACCAAA